GAACAATGCTTCGTCGCCAGCAGTAGCGCCGCCACGAGTAGTCTTGTAGCGTGACTTCATAGCGAAGATCAAACCAGTAGGACCAGTCATAGGTTGAACACCGCAAAGATCATAAGCCATTAGGTTCGGCATAGCGCGACGAACCAAAGCGATCAGGACGGGATCCCAGTTAGCGCCACCAGGACCGCCAGTTACGGCAGCGTTGGTGTTAGTTGGTGCTTCAGTAAGCATTTCGCCTTGCTCACGGAAAGCAACTTCTTGGTTTTCTAAAACGGCAGCAGTAACTGCTCGTCTGTGGTGATCGGTGATCTTACCTGCTGATTCTTCGTTCAGAACAGGAGACCATTTCTCGATCAATTTATCGTAAGAAATTTGCATTTTTTACTCCTTAGTGGTTTTCTTAATTGCTTGGAGATACCTTCCCATTACCGTATCATCGGCAACAGCAGGCGCTTCCCAATCTTCTTCGATTTCTTCGACGTCAGATGAAGACTTCTTGTTGAAGTATGCTTCTTTAACAGTCTTTACTTTAGCAGAAAACGATGTTTCGTCTTCAAACTCAAGCGTAGAAACCAGGGATTGTAATTTTTCTACTTCTGTATCAGCAAGGTCGCGTGAAGATTCGCGAATGATCGCTTCTCTTTGTGCGCTTTCTAATTGTACAGAAAGGTCGATTGCTGCTTCGGTTTGAGTGTTAAGCTTTGCTTCCAACTCTTCAACCTGTTCAGCGAGTTCGTCAACTAGGTCTACTTTGGATTCAGGAACCTCAATATAAGATTCTTCGAACAGGTTGCGCAGACTTGACATGAAATCTTCAGCGATCTCAGTTCGTAGTCCAGTTTCGATTGCAACCTTGTTATCTGTCATCCATGTTTCAACAACATAGTTAAGATAGTTATCAACTTTCTCAACAAGATCATCGCGAGTAACTTGGATTTCTTCGTCGAGTTTAGTTTGATATTCATTCTCTAAACGCTCTACTTCTGCAGAAACTTTAGAACGAATTGCGGTTTCAAAGATTACAGCGGTTTTCGCCTTGAATTCATCAGAAAGAGTTGCTTCTGATTCAACAAGTGCATTTAAGTCATCAGAAAAATCGTATGACGTTTCTGGTAGTTCAACTACTTCTTCGTCTGCAATATCTCCGAGTTCTTCAGACATTTTAGCATATGCGGCAGTCAGTTGGTCTTTCTTCATTCCAGACAACTTTGTGTACATAGCATTAATGAATGCTGCTTTGGTCTTTGGCATTGGATCGGCTGCTTTTAAGTTATCCCCTTTAAGCGGGAGCACGTTTTGTGCCGTCTTCTGCCTTTTCAACAGATGCAATTGATTGTGCTTCTGCGTTTTTCATGTCGTGAGTTTGTTCTTCCTCGAGTTCGATGTCCTCATCAGGAAGATCAACACTCATGTTTTCTTCAGTCATGTCTTACTCCTTTAAATTTGAAGATTTGAGCAACGAGAGGAAATTTTTAAACTCACGAACCTGCGTCTCATATAGAGCAGCACGCGGAGCTTTTTTAATTTCTGTCTCCATTTCTTCAATCACTTGAGGTTCAATAATGCCATTATTCCAAACCCATTCGACGCCTTCCATTATCCCATTAACGAATGCTGCTGGCGCTGACGGATCTTGTACGATATCAACTGTATTAAGAATAAAATCGTCTTTGACGACCATGTAACCATTACGACTCTCAAGACTACCCATACCACGAGTTGAAACACCTAGTTTGACTCCCCCATCAAGAAGACCTTTAACAATCTTGCCGTTCGGAGTATCTAATATAGATGCTTTTCCAATAACATCATTACCTTCCCATTGGAGGGCAGTGATGAGATGTGAAACTTTGTCTAGATTTACTGACGGACCTTCGGGGTGATTTAATTCACCCACTGCCCTTTTTGTTTTAACTTGGGTTTGAACGTATTGTTCAACTGCTTTTTCCATGATGGGGCGCGGATAGATTCGACCGTTGCGGTTCTTCTGTTCCGCTTGCGCGAAAACGCCTTCGATGGCATAGGATTTACCGCCACCTTCTTTTGCTTCTGTAATCACTTCAAGATCTTGATCCTGATATTCAGCAATTAATTTCATCCACGCATTCCTCTTAATTCTTTAGCAAATTGCGTTCCGACCTTTTCCGCTTCTTTCTGCGAAGGATACGAATCCAATTTTTCGCCATCAATAAAAACAGTAAATTTTGATCCTGTCTTATAAATCTTTAAATCGGCGCCAGCAATCTTCTTGTTGAAGACGTGCTTGTTCGCCGGAATCTTGTCTTTTCTTTTTT